TGAAGGGGGCTTGGTTCCGTCTTTGATTTCAATGAGGATGTTGAATCCGGCCTTAGAGACAACCAGGTCAGGAAAACCATTGCCAAGATCAGAAGTGATTGCCACAGCGAACCCCCTCCCCCTAAAAAACTGTGTGATTTCTTTTTGATTCGCATCCACCCTCCCCCTTTTCATATTTTTATGATGCCTTGTGTAATAGCTTCAACCAATGTTCTTTCAAAACCCCACTGCCAGAAATCTTGTATCTCTGCAGGCGTTAGGTCTGTTTGTACTCTTCCATCCAAAGCGTCATGACAAGAAGAACAACACCATGTTACAAATATATCATGTGCCTTTAAGCTGGTTCCTTTGCCGTGCCTACCCTTGTTACTGTGTGCGGCAATGACGGTGTTTGAGTCCCTGTTGCACAATTTGGGTATCATTACCTGACACTCCTGCCCCCTGGCAGCGTTTAGATATTTCCTAGATCTAATCATATATGGTTCTCCACCATGAAAGCCTCAACATATGTTATCAGGCTATTCAACCGGGAGATGGTCATACGGGATGTTGATTCTCTTAAGTTAACCAGTTCGTTTTCGATACCAGGGATGATGTCAGCACCTTCACCTGTAACAATGGAGTGGCCAGACACCAACAGGATCTTCCATTGCTGTGATGTCAATGTGCGGCCAGCCCAGTGCATTCCTGATCGACTGATTTGATCAAACAGAGCATGAATCTTTGCTGATTGCTCTAATGATCTTGTTCTCTCTCCGACTGTAACGATGTAGGAATCAGGCGCGTTGAGTATGTGTTCGACTGCCCTTTCTCTTGCTTCTTTGTGAAAGAGGTCGTAGGTTGCTTTGGTGGCCACACCTGTACTCCATTATGTGTGAACGTATATGACTTTGGTTTGCCAAAAGCTTTCATAATTTCTTTTGCAACATTCAAATGTTCTTCTAAACCATGGTCAGTGAGATATTGCTGAAACTGTTCCTTGTTCAAGTAGTTTCCCAAGATTGTTGATAAGGACCTCCGCTACCCGCTCAGGCATCAGGCCAGTGTTGAGGGCGTGTTGTGAAGCGTTGATCTCATCCCTGATGGACTTACGGACTTTGCTCCAGGTAGCCAGCTTGATGACCCGATAGATATAAGTATCAGTATCACAGTAGCTGTTCTCATGGAGGGATGTTGCCAGTTCAAAGTTGATGTTGAGTTCTGCACACATGTCATACAGATTGAACGAATGGTATTTGCTTATGTATTCAATGACGTCCCTGCATGACTTATCTTCAAAATATTCAGGCATTGTGTCCACAGAATTGAGATGTTGCCTGTTATTTAAAGCACAACCAACAATAAGGATTTCTAGTTCGTATAGGTCTTGAATGTTCATGCTGCTCTTTTCTTTGAATATGAGAATTTGATCTGTTCCGAAATGATGATCTTGTGAACAAAGTCAGGGATAGGACCTGGTTCTGGCTTCAGATCCTTTGGCCATATGCCAGTGATTCGCTTAAATTTATGTGCAACCCAGCCCAACTGATAGTTTTTCATAGCGGCGAATGCCACCAGGGCAGAGTAGATTTGCTGTTTTGCTTCGTGAGGCATTTTGACAATCTTTTGTAAAGTGCCTTCAAGGGGTTCGATTCCCTGCGCTTTGGCCACTGGAGCAAAACCACATTTGGGGCATTTGTGTTGTCTATGCCTGTCAACATATTTGCACGATACGCAGACCTTAGGTTCTTTGGGCTTGTTTTCTTTCTTAACCGCATCCTTTACATCTCCAGTATCTAAATGTAGGGGTAAATCATCAGTGGGGAATCCTAATCGAGACACTGAACCAGAATGATCCAGTACAATGGCAATAGATTTCCCTTCCGCTGGCCGTAACACGCGACCAATCATCTGGATGTAGCGTATGAGGCTGCGTGTAGGACGGGCAAGTATCATACAGGCTGTTTCAGGGGCGTCAAAGCCTTCAGCAAATAGTGATACGTTTGATAGAACCTTAATCTCACCTGATCTAAAACGATCAATGGCACGGTGCCTATGTTCCTCTTTGGTGTAACAATCGACATGCTCCGCAGCCACTCCGTGTGCGGTAAATTGTTCGACTATGGATTTACTGTGATCAATGTTTGTAGCGAATACAATGGTCTGTTTATTGTTGCCCAATTTAAACCAATGTTTGACTATATCCCCAACTAGCTCAGTCTTGTTCACAGCCTCACCAAGCTGTTTTTGATGGTAGTCCCCTGCTACCACCCTAACCTTACTCAAATCAGGCTCTGAAGGGGCGTAGATCTCACAATCAACTAGGAATCCTTTGTTGATCAGATCCTGAATCGTGGACACCTGCACAAAGTCCTCAAACAAGCGGCCCCAACTCATCTTTTTACCCAATCCTTTAGCAAAGGGCGTTGCTGTCAAACCAATAACTGGTAGATCAGAGTGGGTCCGTAGGAATTCATGGTACTGTTTACCGCCTCCGCACAGATGCGCTTCATCAATAATGATCATGTCGAAATCAAACTCCCACCCAAACTTCTTACGGCTGGCGAAGGTCTGGATTGAGCCAACTGTGATACTTGAATGCGGTTTATTAGTGTTCTGTCCCTGCAGCACACCAGAAAATATTTGATACTTCGCGAAACGCTCCCATTGCTGTTTCACAAGGTCTTTTCTGTGTACTAAAAATAGTACCTTTTTCCCGTTGATCTGGGCCAACTGGGCCAATGCCACTGCTAACTCACCTTTGCCACTCCCCGTAGGGCTGTAAACCATCACTCTTTTGTTGCCGCCCTTGAAGGACGACCTTATCTTTACCATCGCTTCCGATTGGTAGTCTCTCAGTTGTACGTTCATGTCCACTTCTTTAATTGTGATTGTTTTAAAGCATATCCTTTGCCATGCCCTAAGTCGGTCAAGTTCTCCTCTCTACAGAGATCTTCAGCCAAGGCATAGCCAGGAAATTTAACTTCATCGCCGTCGATGATAGCCAGAGCGTAGATGTCTACGTCTTCGTTTAACTTTTTAGTCGCCAGAAGTCGTCCTGTCAATACCCTGGTGGTCTTAACATCAAAATTAAATTTCTTGCCATCTCTCTCAACAACTGCATCTGCTGATCCTGATCGTGGAGTCAGCCCCAGGTCTGGACAAACATTCATCAGTTGACAGAAAGCCAGTTCACCAAGAAAGCCATCCTGGTCCCCTTCAAGACCTGATTGCTTCCCAATCTTACGGTCAGCCACTCCGCAATTTCTGGCCGTCAACGTCCTAAATCCCCCGATAATTGACGCCAGCAACAACATGTCAGTGGTGATCTTTATGGATTTCATAAATTACCCATATTTCACCCATAATTTACCTGTTGGACGTTTTAGGTGATCAGGAATCCATTTCATGAAAATTTCTATGTTTTCATGGTTTTCAACGTACCATTTCCGGTTACCTGGACACCATCTGGCACCTAATCTTTTGGCTTCATCTCTTTCTTCGTATTTGACTTGAAGGTAAGTCCTCATCCCGTAAAACCTCTGCTGAATGGTGAATTTTTGAGCATACCTAGCCCTTACCGTGACATTGCTGCCACGGAAGTCGCTTTCAGTTCTGCTAAACGGAGCCATTCCATCGCACGAACCTAGATCAGTCTTATGTCAGACGGGTCCATCAGATCTGGGATCACCCACGAAATCATGTATCGCCTAATTACCAACTGGGCTGATCTTCGCCCCCCAACTACCCCTTTGTCTTGCTCGTGTAAGGGTACGGACTTCACTCCAAGAGATCCATCCTCATTTCAACTCATGCCACCGACGTTCCGTACATGAGCCTATTCGTGTGGACCAAAAAAAAGCCGACTTGGTTGCTACCCCCCCGGTCAGACCCCCTTCCACAAGAGTTTTTGGGGCGGGTAAGTAGCAATCAAATCGACTTTCTTCGGGTCTGACACCGACAAGGAAATTCTGCCACATAAATTATTTTTGTCAAGTCTATTGACATCCTGTCTTACCGTGTCTAGCATTGCAATCACTGGGTCGTACCCAGCAATCAACTAGAGGGGAGCATGAATAAGATAACGGACTACACCTATCAGCCTTGTGACGACAAAGTGGCAAGGAGGGCCATTAGGAGTGGCATTACGCCAAAAAAGTGTGAGCAGATGTCTTTACACAAGCTGAATAAGATTTTCATGAATGCTGGCTTTGACCGGCATGA